AATAAGTGATTTCAATAATTTTTGGGTACAAGGCAATGAACTTATTGAGTATGTAAATGCTTTTGGAACTGGGGCACTAGTTGAATATCTTGACAACAACGAGGTATCGATTGACTTTGTAACAGCATCCAATATTTATCCTTTACGGACTAAAAACAAACAAATTATAGATTGTGCTTTTTGCACAGAACAAACACAAGGCAAAAACAAAATCTATTTTATCCAGCGACATCTGAAACAAAATGGTGTTTACGTGATATATAATGATTTTTTTGACGATAAAGGCAACAAGATTGCTAATGATACAATCAAAGATGTATATTATACCAAATCACCATATCCATTTTTTCAGATTATTAGACCAAACATTGCCAACAACTTTGATATTACTTCCTGCATGGGTATAAGCTGTTTTGCTAATGCTATTGATGATGTTAAAGTAGTAGACAATATCTATGATAGTTTTGATGCAGAGTATAATCTGTCACGTAAAAGGGTATTTGTTGATGACTCTATGCTTAATGTTGATTACGAGTCAGGGCAAACAAGACCAACGTTTGACCCATCCGACCCGATATTTCAAATGTTTCCGGGGCAAGACGCAAACAGCAAGATACAAGAGATTAACAGTGCTATTAGATATGATGCATACATATCAGGTCTTAATCAAGCTTTAGATATTTTATCAGAAAAATGTGGTTTTGGAAAAGGCTATTACAAATTTGATGTTGATAATACACAAACTGCAACAGCTATAATAAGTCAAAACAGAAAACTTTTTAGAAGAATTAAAAAAGATGAAATAATTTTAGAAAAAGCATTAAAAGACATGGTTAAGTCTATCTTGTTTTTAGCTGGAAGAAAAGAAGAAGAAATAAGTATCTCGTTTGATGATAGTATTATAGAAGATACAGAAGCACTTGCAAAAAGAAAACTGCTTGAAATATCAGCGGATGTTGACGATGCAGTGGGTTATTGGGTCGAGGTTAAGGGATTGACAAAAGAACAAGCAATTGAGAAAATGGCAGAAATCGAAAGCAGAAAAGGATTAACAGAAGAAACGGACATTGGAAGTGATGTTTAATGTTGCGAGAAGAAGATTATGAGGAAATCACAAAAGAAATAGAAGAAAAAGGGCAATTGACGGAACTATTATTATTAAAACTTATTGCAAGTTTTTTGAATATTGAAGAAGATGAAGATATAGAAAACTGGAGAGATAAAAATTTATTATTAGTTAACCAAATGGCAAAAAAAGCACAAAAGATAATAAACACAAACGGGGTTACTGATAATGATATATCTAAAACTCTTAATCTAGCAATCACAACAGCTTTATATAATCAAGACCTTATCTATAAAATGGCACTTGATAAAGGGCTAATCAAAAATAAGGCTGGAGATGCAACTAAAAAAGCATACTATAAACAAATATTAACCGCTGCAATTAAAAATACACGCAAATACAAAAACAGTGTTAATACAACAGCTTTAAACATGAGCAAAAAAGCATTTAGAGATATTGTAAATCAAACTTATCTCGATGTATCGACTGGGAACATGTCACATATAGATGCAGTAGAGCGAGCAACTAAAGCACTTGCAAACAAAGGTATAACTGGTATTAATTATATAAGCGAAAAAGGAAAAAAAACAAGACGTACGGTATCAAGTGCAATACGTACAATGATAGTAACATCAACATCACAAACAGCAGGGCTTATGCAATTGGAACGTGCTAATGACTGGGGACAGGATTTAGTAGAGGTATCAAGTCACAGCGGAGCAAGACCATCTCACGCAAAATGGCAGGGAAAAATCTATAGCATAAGTGGCAAACACAAAAAGTATGCACACTTGACAACGTCAACAAATTATGGTACTATTGAGGGGTTGAAAGGGATAAATTGTACGCATGATTTTTATCCTTTTTTTGAGGGATTAAGTCAGCAAACTTTTAAACCGACTTCTGACATGGATAAAAACAACGAAATTTACGAACAATCACAAAAACAAAGAGAATATGAGCGTAAATTGCGTAAAGAAAACGCAGAGCGTGAAATACAAAAGTCAGCAGGGCTAAAAGTTGGCGAAGAACCAAGCGAAACGGAAAAACAATATAGGCAGTTTTTGAAAGACACTGGCAGGACACGCAGAGCGTACAGGGAAATCTAAAATATGTCAAACTGGACGTAAAACGAAGTGAACACACGTTAAGCGACAACGTTAAAGCATAGTGTAAAGGAGCATTTTATGAAAAGAGAAGATTTAAAAGACTTAGAATTATCAAAAGATGCAATAGATAAAATAATGGAATTGCATGGTAAAGATATAGAGGCTACTAAGTCAAAAGTGGATGAAAAAATAAAAGCTGATTATGAAAAACAAATTATGGAACGTGATAAACAACTGGAAGAACTTAAGAAAGTTGATGCATCAGCTTTTGAGGCTAAAATCAAGGAATTACAAGACGAAAACAGCAAATCAAAAACTGATTTTGAAAACCAACTAAAACAAACCAAAATCGAACTATCGGTTGAAAACGCATTGATTAAAGCAGGGGCAAAAAACGCACATGTATTTAAATCTATGGTAGACACTACAAAAATCATAGTGGACAATGATAAAATAATAGGTTTAGATGAGCAATTAGAAACAATCAAAAAGGACTACTCGTGGGGATTTGGTGCAGAACAAGAAGTCATCACGACAGGTCAACAGCAAACACCAAACAATCAATTAACATCAGACGAGCAATACATACAAAGTAAATATAAGGATAATCCTTATTTTAAAGGATAAGAAAGAGAGTGATATTCATGCCAACACAATACAATGGGTTTAATGTAGATGAGAGATACAGCAAAATTCTAGAGCCAAATTTATATGGGGATGCAATTATACAACCCGGCAAAACTTACAATGACCAATACCAGGGAGATGCAAAAGCAGGTTTAGTTAAGATTTATAAAACTACACGTGATAGTGCGGTAAAACCAACAACTCCAGCAGGAGATTTTTCCAATGAAAACATTGCTAATACATTGATTGATTTAAGAATTAACAACAGTTTCAGAAAATCCAAAAAAATCTACGAAGTTGCAGCAAATAGTGTACAATACAAAGTAGCAGATGAGACATTAAGCACAGCAATTAAGGATATACAAGAGGGATGGCAATATTCTGCCCTTGCTTGTTTAGCGTACGAGGGCACAGATTTAGCAGACTACACAGCAATTACAAAAGATAATATTAAATCTTATGTTTTAACAGCGAGAAAAGCATTAAGAGATAATCATGCAAAACCTGACACAGTTATTGCAAGTGTAGCGGTTTACTCATCAATGCTAGAGTTGGCTGGCGGAGATTATACACCAAGCAAAAATGAAAATACGCTAACAACTGGTAGAGTTGGTATGTGGTTGGGAATGACATGGTATGAGGGTGACTTGTTGGACAACGAGCAAGCAACATACTTTGATTATGCAGGTACAGAGAGATTAGTTGACTTATCAGATGTAGACTTTATTATGTACGACAGCACAACTTTCCATATTGTCAATAATCTAAATGCTATGCGTTTAAGAGATGCAGAGTCTTTTGTTGGTACACTAGCACAAGTTGAGATTAACGCAGGGTTTAGAGTTTCAAATGCGGAAAAAGTTGTAATCAAAAAGAATTTACTACTTGACGTATTAACTGTAACATCAGCGGCTGGTGCAAGTGGCAAAACAGCAATTACAGTAACTCCAACATTGCTAACTGGCAATACATACGTTTACAAGACACATGCAACAGTAGCACCAGCTGTGACAATCGGACAAGATTTAACATCATGGACAGCATGGGATGGATCAGCAGAAATCACAGCAACATCAACACATAAAATTACAATTGCCGAGGTTAACGCTAGCAAGCTAGCAGTTAAAGCAGGAAATACAACAGTTACAAGCGGTTAATAAATAAAGGAGGCACGTTATGGCATATATAATTAAAAGTGACTATACAGCATTTACAACAACAGCAATAAGCGATAGCGATTTTAACATAATATCAGAGCGTGCCTCAGATATTATAGACACAATAACATTTAACAAAATTGCAGATAAAGGGATATCTTCTTATCCCTTATCTGTACAAAACAAAATCAAAAAGGCGACATGTGCATTATGCGAGTCGATACAAATAAATGGCGGAGTTACAACATTAGCACAGTCGGTAGACGACTTGACAAGCGTGTCGATTGGCAGTTTTAGCTATGGTAAAAACTCCAGCAGCGGCACAAATAGCGTATATGGGGTAACAATTCCACCGATGTTGTATATGTATCTATCAGGCACAGGGTTACTTTATTGTGGAGGAGTTGATATAGTTGATAATACAACAAATCCCTGCAATACTTTTAATACATAGCATAGTTTTAAAAACTGGTAAAACAACGGATGACTGGGGTAATGAGAGTTTTACAACATCAACAACAGTTAACAGAGTGAGAGTCGAGCCAAAACGTCAATTAGTGACAAATAAAGATAATCAACAGTTAACAACATCAGCAATGATGTTTGTTGATTGTAAACTATCAAGCTATACAGCATTTAATATCGACGATACAATTAATTTTAATAACAAAGATTATAAGATTGTATCAATAGATTATCCATATACCGACAAACTGCACCATCTAGAAATCGGGTTGATATAATATGATAATCGATATAAATTATCAAGCAATACAACAAAAAATCAATCGTAAAAAAGACAAAATAATATTAGTTGTGTCAAACGAATTTTTGAAAGATGCCAATTATTTTTGCAGGGAAGATACAGGAGAGACAAAAAGAAGTGGCATAAGATTTAGTTTGTTGGCAAATGGTAAAATAATATGGAAAACTGATTATGTACGTAAAATTTATTATTTTGGTAGCCCAGTAAAAGACAGAAACCCAAATGCCTCACTTATGTGGGGACACAAAGCAAAAAGCAAAAATATGGCAAAATATCAGACTATAGCAGATACGATAGTAAGGAGTGATTAAATGTTTGATGAGGTACAACAATCAATAAAAAATGTGATAGATAATATCACGACATGTAGCGTGGGAAGTATTCCAGCAAGTGGAGGATTTTCGCTTTATCTTGGCAGTGGCTCACCAGTCAAACACTTAGATAACTCTTTACTATTTAATATCACAGTTGCTATAAATGCAAAAAGCACAAACTTACAAGATATGTTGCAAAAATATAGTCTAATATTAAAAGCACTAAACAAACACAAAGACGAGGGTGCAACATGGCAGATATTAGACGTAGTAACAACAAACAGCCCATCTTATGTAGATAGAGATTTATCTACAAAAGAGTGGCTATATAACGCACTTGTTGAGATGCAAGTGTACATACATGAGTAAAAATAAGGAGTGATAATAAATGGGTCTAGAGTTAGCAAGAGAAAACACCGTGCAAATAAATGTAAATCCGAGCGGTGTAGCATCATGGGCGGATTTGGCATGCGGTTTTGAAAACATAGGTAACTCTATGTCGGAGGTTTTAAATCAAGGCTATTATTTATGTGATGGTGGTTTTGGTCACACGGACGTAACAGGCGGACAAGTTACATTAACTTTAAGCGGTAAACGTAAGAGTGGCGATACTGCACAAGACTACATATTTGCACCAGCTATAAGATATGGTTTTGGGTCAGCAAGAGAGACACAAGCAAGATTGACATATAGCGATGGCACTATAATCGAGTGGGCATGTACATTAGTTAACATACAAGCAAGCAGCGGAGATGCAGGAGGTGCGGAAAACGTTTCGGTAGATCTACATTTTAATGGTGCACCTACCATAATTT